AACATTGGAATGTTCTAATGTTCGTTTTCTCAGAGAATTATGAAGGGGTGAAAATTTGTGGGGAAATAGCGAACATTACATACGCAAAAAGGGGTCGCTCAAATGTTGACGCTCAATTTTTTGGAAAAAACGAACATTATAATATATATATATATTTATAGTAATAGATAATAATACACACCACCAGATACAACTATATGCTACGTTTGTAATGTTCGTTTTCGCAAAAAAAAAAGCGAACATTGTAGAACATTACCGAACATTACCGAACATTAGGCTCAATGCTACCTCAAGAACTGGTTTCATTTCCCATTAGGGAATTCCCTAACGTGTTATTATGCTCACCCCTAATTATTCTCTAGGTTGGAGGTTAGGCTCAACGCTACCTCAAGAACTGGCATCAAAAATGTAGGCAAAAAAAATCCCCCCAGATTTCTCTGAGGGGTGATTAAAATTAAGTTCTTGGTCTGTTATAACCATGGTCGAAATAATATATATAGTCGATAGCTTCATTCAGCGTATCTTTTACACCAATTGGAACATCATAATGTTTTTTTGTTTTTGCTTTCATCACAACTAACCAACCACCATCTTTTTCAGATGTAATCGAATAATCTTTGAGAATATCTTGTAGCTTTAATTTACCTTTTTGTACTTGATCATATAAACTTTCATACTTTATCATTTTTTAAATCCTTATTTCTGTTAGGGAATTCCCTAACGATTGTTAGAGAATTCCCAAAGTTAAAATTAGTCACCAATTACGTTGAACAAGTTTTCCATTGCATCAACAACCTCAGAATGATTAGCAAACATTTCTTCATTATCAGCTAGTCTAGTCTGAGCTTTGTCAAGTAATTCCATGAATAACTCGATATCGGAACGTGGTTCTTTCTTTTCAGCTTTAGGCTTCAAAAGTTTTCTTATGTCTTTCAGCTTAGAACCAATCTCTCGAACCAATTCATTTCTTGGTTCGTTGCCTTTCGGCTCTTCATTGTACAAGTCTAACTTGTCAAGACCTGTTGCAATTACAACTTTCATTCCGTCGTAATATTCCTGAGTGCTAGTGCAATCATCATTCTTGGGAGATAAAAAGTCTGTCCAAACTTTTCCCTCGTCACGTAGTGTTGTGATAAGTTTTTTCCCTGATCGTAACCAATTAGGTACTGCCTCAGCGATTGATGGTTCGACTATGGTCGGCTTGTTTGATTTCTTAACCATGATGGTTATTCCTTTCAAATACACAAGAGACTTAATTGTCGTCTTGATAAGTTAATATAACCATATATTGACGTGTTATACAATAGTAAGTCATATTATATAATTATATTCTTTATTAGATAATATCATATAATGGTAACTGGTATCTTTTCATTAGGGAATTCCCTAACAGCGAACCATACCCTACCCCTATGACCCCATTTTTTTCATAAGACACTTTGCTTCTTCTGTATTATTATTTTACACAAACGATTACGATATTTTTGAGTTCCGACCCCCTCTATATAGGAAGACCCCCCCTATAGGAGTCCCAAACTACTTTACAAAAAAATTTTTTTCGTTATATAATGCGTTACGGTTAACAACCTGCGAGATAAAATGACGATTGTAGTAGAACCAGAACTGAATGTACCTATGGAAAAGGGTGAGCCTTCGGTTGATCTTAAAGATCGTATGAAGGCAGCCGCAAATACGGCAAAGGAATTAGGCGAACATGGCGTTGATCTTGAACCAACTAAAGAAGACAAAGACGTTGCCGCCAAAATATCCGTTGCTTACGCTGATGATCCTGCAGATGTTTCAAAAAAAGTTACAGAAAAGAAAATATCAACCTTGACCCCTGCCTCTCTTGTCTTAACGGACAATATTTTAAAGGAATTTGGTCGCTCTGTTGTAGAGAGTGCTACTCAGATACGTCATCTTGTAACAAATAAGCTCATAGAAGAGACGGAAAACCCTGATCCGAGGGTACGTATACGTGCTTTAGAGCTGTTAGGTAAGATTTCAGACGTAGGATTGTTCGCTGAGAAGTCGGAAGTGACCATAACACATCAGTCTACGGATGATTTACGTGAAAAATTGAGGTCTAAACTGGCAAAATTGGTAAATCCTGTTGAAGAAGCGGCTATAATTGACGGTGAACCTGTGAATGTGGACAAAGAATTAGGGTTAGACGAGGAAAAAAGTGAATAATACAGCTTTTGACTTCTCCGAAGACGATATTCAGGTCATGTTGGACAATTTAGACCATTATACACCCGAAGAAGTGGCTGAAATCGACAAAATGGTCGATGAATTGGCTACAAGACAACATAATAAAGCCTCTTATGATGATTTAATCGAGTTTTGTAAGCATATGCAGCCTGATTATATCGTTGGAAAACACCATAGGATACTTGCAGACATGCTTATGGACATAGAACAGGGTAAAAAAGACAGAATTTGCGTAAATATCCCTCCAAGGCATGGAAAATCGCAGCTTGTTTCTATTATGTTTCCCGCTTGGTTCCTTGGGCGTAATCCGAACAAGAAAGTTATGATGGTTTCGCATACAACAGACTTAGCTGTGGACTTTGGGCGTAAAGTGCGTAACTTAATTGCAACAGAAGCCTATCAATCTATCTTTCCGACAGTGGCGTTGGCTGTAGATTCTAAGTCGGCAGGACGTTGGAATACAAATTCAGGAGGTGAATATTATGCGTGTGGTATTGGTTCTTCTATTGCTGGTCGTGGTGCTGACCTCTTGCTCGTTGATGATCCCCATTCCGAGCAGGATGTTATAAATGGGAATTTTGAAGTATTTGAGAAAGCATATGATTGGTTCACATTTGGTGCTAGAACACGTTTAATGCCTGGGGGACGGGTAGCTATTATACAGACTCGTTGGCATATGGACGACCTGACAGGGCGTGTTGTACGGGACATGGGACAGAACGAACGGTCTGACCAGTACGAAGTGGTGGAATTTCCTGCTATTTTGGATGTTCCTGATAAAAAAACTAAAAAATCTTCCCAAAAACCTTTATGGCCTGAGTTTTTTGACCTTGAGGCATTGCTTAGAACCAAGGCATCTATGCCCGTATTCCAGTGGAATGCCCAGTATCAGCAGGAGCCGACAGCGGAAGAAGCCGCTTTGGTTAAACGAGAATGGTGGCAAATATGGAAAAAAGAGCATCCTCCTTCCTGTGAGTATATAATAATGTCTTTAGATGCAGCAGCAGAGACACATAATCGCGCAGATTTCACGGCTTTGACGACTTGGGGCGTATTTTTGAATGAAGAGGTGGACAATTATAACATTATATTGTTAAATAGCATAAAACGACGATTAGAGTTCCCTGAGTTGAAGGCGTTAGCTATGGAAGAGTATGGCGAATGGGATCCTGATTCGTTTATTGTGGAGAAAAAGAGCGCAGGAACGGCTCTTTACCAAGAAATGAGGAGAATGGGTATACCGATACAGGAATATACGCCCCATAGAGGATCTGGTGACAAGCTAGCAAGACTTAACTCCGTTACGGATATTGTATCATCAGGACTTTGTTGGGTTCCAGAGACGCGATGGGCTGAAGAAGTTATTGAGGAAATCGCAGGATTCCCCTTTATGAGCCATGATGACTTGGTTGACTCCACCGTCATGGCATTGATGAGATTTAGGCAGGGTGGGTTTATACGACTACCAAGTGATGAACCTGATGATATTATATACTTCAAGCAGAAAAAAGGTGGGTATTACTGATGGCAATAGAAAAAGGATTATTCCAAGCCCCGAAGGGTGTAGAGGAAGAAGAGACGGAACAGTTAGAAATTGAAGTTGTTAATCCAGATATGGTCACACTAGATGATGGTAGTATGGAGATTACCATAGTTCCTGACGGAGGTAAGGAGAGTTCAGGTGAATTTGATGAAAACCTTGCTGAATCTATGGAAGAAGATGAGTTATCTTTACTATCTACTGATATTTCAGGATTAATTGACTCAGATGTAGAAAGCCGTAAAGACTGGGCGGATACCTTTGTAAAGGGTCTTGACGTGTTAGGATTTAAGTATGAAGAACGTACAGAACCCTGGGAAGGTGCTTGTGGAGTATATTCTAACGTGTTAGCGGAAGCAGCTATACGGTTCCAAGCAGAAACTATGAGTGAAACGTTTCCCGCAGCGGGACCTGTAAAGACTAAAGTATTAGGGCAAGAGACACGGGAAAAATTAGAAGCTTCTGAACGAGTTAAAGCGGATATGAACTATCAGTTAACTGAGAATATGGTAGAGTATCGTTCTGAACATGAAAGATTACTATATAGTCTTGGTTTAGCAGGGTCAGCTTTTAAGAAAGTATATTATGATCCTAATCTAGGACGACAAGTTGCTCTATATATACCCGCAGAAGATGTGATTATACCTTATGGGGCTTCTCATATAGAAACAGCAGAGCGTGTAACTCATGTTATGCGAAAAACTAAAAATGAATTGAGAAAGTTACAGGTTAACGGGTTTTACCGTGATGTAGATCTTGGTGAGCCACAACCGTTCCATAGTGATATTGAGGAAAGAAAAGCCGAAGAAGGTGGGTATTCTCTTACAGATGACGATAGATATAGCGTTTACGAGGTTCACGCGGATCTGGTTATAGATGGTATAGATGATTCAGAAGAAGATATTGCTAAACCTTATGTAGTAACTATAGAGCGTGGATCAAGTGAAGTATTATCTATACGACGAAATTGGGACCCAGAAGATGACCTTAGATTAAAACGTCAGCATTTTGTACATTATGTGTATGTCCCAGGATTTGGGTTTTATGGGCTTGGTTTAATACATATAATAGGGGGGTACGCTAAAGCAGGTACGTCCATAATACGGCAACTTGTAGACGCAGGGACACTATCTAACCTTCCTGGGGGTCTAAAAGCCAGAGGGTTACGAATAAAAGGAGATGACGCTCCTATTGAACCTGGGGAGTGGAAAGATGTAGATGTTCCGTCAGGTAGTATTCGTGATAATATTATGCCTCTTCCTTACAAAGAACCTAGTCAGACTCTATTTAATTTATTGAACCAGATCACTCAGGAAGGGCGTAGACTAGGGGCAGTAAGTGATATGAATATATCCGATATGTCTGCTAATGCCCCTGTAGGAACAACTCTAGCTCTCTTAGAGCGTACTTTAAAACCTATGGCAGCTGTACAGGCTCGTGTTCATTACGCCATGAAGCAAGAGTTTAAACTTCTAAAAGCATTAATGGCAGAATACGCTTCCGCGGAGTATGCTTATCAGCCTACAAGAGGTGATGTGTCCGCAAGACAGTCTGATTATTTAATGATTGACGTTATCCCTGTGTCTGACCCTAACAGTTCTACGATGGCACAGAGAGTGGTGCAGCACCAAGCTGTCCTCCAAATGGCTCAAGCTGCACCACAGATATATGACTTACCTCAGTTACATAGGCAGATGATAGAAGTTCTTGGGGTTAAGAACGCAGAGAAAATTGTTCCGACTAAGGATGATATGAAGCCCGTAGACCCAATTAGTGAAAATATGGCGGCTTTACAGGGAAAACCGATGAAAGCGTTCATATATCAGGATCAGGATGCTCATATTGAGACCCATATGTCTTTTATGCAGGATCCTATGATTGCACAGATGATAGGACAGAATCCACAGGCTAAACAGATTATGGCATCTTTACAGGCTCATGTAGCTGAACATCTTGGGTTTAAGTATAGAAAAGATATGGAAGAACGGCTTGGAGTTGAGCTACCGCTACCGAATGAAGACTTACCCGAAGAAGTAGAAGTGGATCTATCTAGGATGATTGCTAAAGCAGGTAAACAACTAGCTCAAGCACATATGCAGGAAGCATCACAGCAGAAAGCCCAAGAGCAGGCTAAAGACCCAATAATCCAGATGCAGCAAGCTGAACTTCAAATAAAAGCCCAAGAAGTTGAGCGAAAAGCTAAGAAAGACCAAGCTGACGCTACTATACAGGTTGAGAAGTTAAAGCTAGATAAAGCCGAGGTACAGATAAAAGCAGAAAAAGAAAACGTTAAGCTTGAAGCTGATAAAGTAGAGAAAGACAACAAACTGGATATGGAGTTGTTTAAAACATTAAACCAACCAAGTAAGAGTAAATAATGGCTAAAACCGTCTTTGACGTGCTTAAAGAAAAAATCGAGGCTGATATAGCCTCTGCACAGGGTTTCCTTGAAGCAGGATCTGCTAAAGATTATGCAAATTACAGGGAAATTGTTGGATTGATACGAGGTCTAAAATCCAGCATAGCGTATATAGAAGACCTCTCGCGCAACTATATGGAAGATGATAATGACTGAAGTAGTACAATTAAACGATGCCGAACTAGAACAACAACTACCAAGACCTGTAGGGTATAGAGTATTGGTAGCGTTACCTGAAATAGAGAAAACTTACTCTGATACCAGTGTCTTAAAGACAGATAAGGAGATGATGCACGATTACGTCATGTCTATAATGGGGTTAGTAGTAGACATAGGAGAACAAGCCTATAAAGATAAAGACAGGTTTGGAGATACTCCTTGGTGTAAATTAGGTGATTTCGTAATGTTTCGCGCTAATAGTGGAACAAGATTTAAAGTGGCAGGAAAAGAGTATCGTTTAATGAATGATGACTCTATAGAAGCTGTTGTAGCAGATCCTCGCGGTATAGCGAGAGCATAAGGAATATAAATATGGCATTTCAAAAAGTAGAATATAGTTTTCCTGATGAGGAAAATAAGAAACCTAACATAGAAATCGAAGACTCTAGCGCAGTAGAGATTGATATTTCAGGTAAAGAAAGTAAAGAAGATGGACCAAAAGCAGATAAAGAAGAAAATAAAGGAATCAAGAAGGCTGCTTCTGAGGATAACCTTGAAGTCGAAGTGGTTGATGATACTCCGAAAGCTGACAGAAATAAGAAACCTTCTGAGCCACCTGAAGACGTTACTGATGAAGAACTTGAGGATTATTCTGAAAAAGTCCGTAAGCGGATCCAACATTTTAGTAAAGGGTATCACGACGAAAGGCGGGCAAAAGAAACAGCCTTAAGAGAGCGTGAAGAACTTGAACGGTATGTAAAATCTGTTCAGGATGAGAATAATAAACTAAAAGGCAGTGTTAATAAGAATCAAGCAGCGTTGCTTGACCAAGCTAAAAAAACAGCAGATGCTGAGTTGAAACAGGCTAAAAAAGCGTATAAGGATGCGTATGAGTCTGGCGACGCAGAAGCTGTTGTAGTAGCACAGGAAAGCTTAACAAGTGCCAAGATTAAAACTGATAAGTTAAATAATTTTAAATTACCTTCTTTACAGGAGGAACCAAATGAAGTAAAAAGTAAAGAAGCACCGCCTGTTGTTGATAGAAAAGCACAGGACTGGGCTTCGAAGAACACTTGGTTCGGTACAGACGATGAGATGACGAGTCTGGCACTGGGCTTGCACAACAAACTTGCCAAGCAAGGAGTTGATTTGCAGAGTGATGAATACTACGAGGCAATAGATACTCGTATGCGGCAGCTCTTCCCAGATAACTTTGGGGACGGAGTTGCAGAACCAGAGGCTGGAAAGCCAAAACGACAAGCTAATGTGGTTGCTCCCGCGACGCGGAGCGTAGCCCCTAAAAAGGTTAAATTGACGCAAACACAAGTAGCTATAGCGAAAAGGCTTGGAGTGCCGATTGAATTATACGCCCAAAAGGTTGCAGAAGAAATGAGGAAAGAATAATGGCTGAGAATCGAATAAACCGAGAACTTGAAACCCGTGAAAAGACACCCCGTAAAAAGGCTTGGCAGCGCCCTGAAGTTTTACCTTCACCTACGCCAGAGCCAGGATACGCATACCGTTGGATACGGACAAGCACACAAGGTCAAATAGATCCCACCAATGTGTCCTCTAAATTACGTGAAGGTTGGGAACCTGTGAAAGCAGTCGATCACCCAGAAATAACGTTAGTTACTGTAGAGAATGAAAAATTCGCAGATAATGTTATAATTGGTGGTTTAATGCTGTGTAAGGCTCCTCAAGAATTAGTAGATGAGCGTACCGATTATTATAAACAGCAATCGGATAACCAGATACATTCAGTTGATAACAACCTCATGCGAGAAAATGACCCCAGAATGCCGATATTTAATGATCGAAAATCAAAGGTCACTTTCGGAAAAGGTAATTAATTTTAATTTTAATTTTTTGGAGATATAAATCATGGCTTATCCAACTATCGATGCCCCTTATGGGCTAGTACCTGTTGGTTTGATTGGAGGACGACCTTACGCAGGTTCTACTCGCCAGATGAAAATAGCTAGTAACTATGGTACAGCTATTGGAAAGGGCGATCTAGTAAAGCGCGTAAGTGACGGCACAGTCGAGCGCGACGGAAGTACTTCAGCTTTGCCAGCTACAGGCACACTAGGTGTGTTTATGGGCTGTCAATACACTGACCCAAATACTAGTCAGTTAACATTTAACAATCAATATCCTGGCAGCGTTGTTGCTAGTGATATTTATGCGTTTGTTGTTGACGATCCTGATGTACTGTTCAAAGCGGCAGTATGTTCTTCAGGTACAACTATGGCTACCTTGGGACTAACTTGTATCGGAAACAACGCCCAAATTATTAGTAATACACTAACTACTAGTAATGGCAGGTCGAAATTAGCGATCAATAGTTCAATCGGGACTACACTTTCGTACCCGTTTAAAATAATTGATGTAGTTGAAGAGACAAAAACAGGCAGCGACGCTTTTGCTGAACTTATTCTTGCGTATAACGCACCTTATGAAAGCAGTAATATTGCTGTAGGTGGTCATGCGTATAGAGTAGCAACTGGCTTATAGAGGAGATAAATAATGGCTATTTCACGCGCACAACTCCTTAAAGAACTACTTCCTGGCTTGAACGCATTATTCGGTTTAGAGTATGCAAAGTACGGTGAGGAACATAAGGACATTTTCGAATCAGAAAGTTCTGACCGTTCTTTTGAAGAGGAAACTAAGCTATCAGGCTTCTCCGCAGCACCAGTCAAAGACGAAGGCTCTGCCATCGAATACGACAATGCTCAAGAGGCTTTCACAGCTCGCTATAACCATGAGACAATCGCAATGGGCTTTTCAATTACTGAAGAGGCTATTGAGGATAACTTGTATGATTCTTTATCATCTCGTTATACTAAAGCGCTTGCTCGTGCTATGGCGTACACAAAACAGGTTAAAGCAGCTTCAATTTTGAATAATGCTTTTGACTCTGGTACTACTTATGGAGATGGAGTGGAGCTTTGTTCTACTGCACACCCATTAGTTTCAGGTGGTACTAACTCCAATGAACCATCAACCGCGGCTGATCTTAATGAAACTTCCTTGGAAGCGGCTATTATTCAGATCGCAGGTTGGACAGACGAAAGAGGACTTCTTATCGCAGCAAAGCCTAAGAAGTTAATCATTCCAGCAGACTTACAGTTTGTTGCGACTAGATTACTTGAGTCTACTGGTCGAGTATCTACAGCGGACAACGATATCAATGCGTTACGTAGCATGAGCGCTGTTCCTGAAGGTTGGAGTGTTAATCATTATTTAACTGACACTGACGCATGGTTCATGTTAACTGATGTACCTAACGGTCTTAAGCACTTTACCAGAGCTGCAATGGCGACATCTATGGATGCTGACTTTGATACAGGCAATAGCCGATATAAGGCTAGAGAAAGATATTCTTTCGGTGTATCTGATCCATTAGGAATATATGGTTCGCCAGGAGCTTAATAGCTTGATTAATTAAAAATTAAAGGGATGACTCTTGCGGGTTGTCCCTTTTTACTTTATACTACCCTTACCTTGACAGTTACATGGTGTAGCTGACAACAGCCAAGACAAGGAGATAAACATGGCTAATACCACATTTAAAGGAGCAGTACGCTCTGAGAACGGTTTTAAAACTGTTACTAAAAGTAGTACTTTAGGTACTTATACCGAATACTCAAACATGAACTCATCAGGTAATTTATACCTAAAAGGTGGTTCACACTTACAATACGCTGCAGCTACAGGTTATGGTCCTTCCGATTTAGTTATCGGTAAAGGCGGTAGTCAGTACGGAACAGCTAACCCTTGGGCAGAAAGTTCAACCCAATTATTCCCACTAGGAACTATACTTATTTATGGTAATAATGTTTATCGTTATGGTTTGAATGGTGGTACTGCTATTACCGCAGGGAAACTTGTTGCACATCAAGCTCAAGATTCAAACCACTTAAACATGACCGCTACTTCTGCTGTTAGTGCAGGAGAAACAGCTATATCTGTGGAAACAGGCGGTAATGATTTAACACTTAATGAGTACGCTGATGGCTATTTATGGGCAAATGACGTTAATGGTGAAGGTCAGACAATGAGGGTAAAATCTAACCCTGCACATGACCATTCAGCAGACCCTAGTGTTGTGATAACAACTTATGACCCAGTAGCAACAGCCTTGACAACAAGTTCTCAACTTTCTTTAGTCCATAACCCATATTCGCAAGTTGTTGTTGCTCCTACAGCAGAAGCAGGAGCAGTTATGGGTGCTACTGTTATTGACACGACAGCAGATTACTATGCTTGGTTTACAGTATCTGGTCCACAGGCATTGTTGACAGAAGGAACTCTAGTTCTTGGGCATAATTGCATGAGATCAGATTCTACGGCAGGAGCTGTTGAGCCAAGTTCAGGGTCAACACTTGTTAATATTGGGCAAGTTATGGCTGTTAACGCTACTACAGAATATTCTCTCATTTGGATGAATATACATTAATTAATCAGGAGGGGGTAACCCCCCCTCCAACTTTATAGGAGATGTAAATGGCGATTTCAGACGTAAAGGTATTAACAATATCTGATACAAATGCCGCTAGTGCTACTCGTCTTGTTACTGCAGCCCGACCCAATACTTCAGCAACTATGGCTAATACTACCCACGCAGGTGGTCAGGCTAGAAATGTTACAGTAACTACAGCAGGCACAAGCGATAACGCTAAAACCTGTACTATTACAGGTACAGATGTTTTTGGTGATGCTATGACAGAAGTTATAACGTCAACTAGTTCAGCAGAAACTGTTGCAGGGGCTAAGTATTTCTTGACTGTATCAGCAGTTGAATGTTCTGCACAATACGCAGATAATATAACAGTAGGTTCAGGGTCTCTTTGCGCTCAAGCTGTTGAAGGAAGTAATAGAATACGACTTAAAGGTATGAATATTGTTTCTGGGGGTACAGCAGGTACAGTATCGTTTTACAACGGTGCGCCAGAAGATGGCACAGTTCTTTTTACAGCTAGAACTATTGGAACAGCAAACACAAATACCGATAGAACCATTCCTGACAATGGTGTTTTGTTTGATAGTGGTATGACAGTGCAATATACTCTGGATGTCACTGATATGCTAACCGTATTTTATGGATAGGAGAAGAAAATGAGTGATAGATTTAGAGGAAATATTAGACGACGAAGAAGCGGACCAAGAGGTGAAAGTTTAGACGTGCTTGGAAGAAAAAAAGAGTGGGATAAAGAGCGTCGAGCTAGATGGGAAGGACGTGGAGAATCAGGTAAAGACATGAAAAGGGAAGAGAGGAAGCTAATATCAGATGCTCATCTTAAAGATGTTGGTTTAAGAAGGGAATACGGTAAGGATGCCCCTAAAGCAAGAAGTTTTGGTATAGACCCTACTAAGGCTAAAGATATGAATCTTTCTGGAGAACTCGATATGACAAAAAGAGAGTTAAAAGAAAAATTTCCTGGACGCTGGGGCAACTTGAACCAAGGGGGTAAAGTCAAAAAGAGTAAAAAAGTCCGTGGGGCAGGTATTGCTAAACAGGGTGTAAGACCCGTTAAAATGAGGTAGATTATGGACGAAGAAGAACAACAGGTACGTAACGAATATTTTGATGACGACGCTATTCAGAATGTAATGAGTCTTCAGCAATATGCTAGGTCGAAAGGGGTTATTATAGAACCTGAAGGTAAAAAAGCAGGTGGAAAAATTAAAGCCTACAAAAAAGGTGGTAAAGTCCGTGGAGCAGGTATTGCTAAACGGGGTGTAAAAAAGTGTAAGTACAGATAATTATTTAGGAGATAACTATGTCAAATTTAAAAATGGTTCAAGTTGGTACGGATATTAACGACAATCCTGTTTATAACGTTATGAACGAGGACGATAAACTTGTGACTACAACTATAATGACCGAAGCTGAAGCCAAAGCAATGATAGAAGGGACACCAGAACCTGCCCCTGTAGAAGAAGTAGCGGAAGAAGCTGTAGAAGAAATTATTGAGAAAGCAATTACTTCTGATGCTCCTAATTATGAATCTATGACCAAAGTAGAATTAGAATCTTTAATGAGAGATCATGGAGTAGAATTGGATAGACGTAAAACTAAA